ACTAGTAAATTTAAATATATCATTTAACCTAACATCTACGTTATTAGGAAAAGGTATAACTCTTTCAGATCCAATACTTGCAACCTCATCACCTTCCTCAACAATACCATAGTCTATTTCAAAGTTACCTTCAATCTCACCGTCTAAATCAAAATCAGTAGGCGATGTATAATAACTAACAAAACCACCACCTACACCATCTTCTATTGGATAATCTATAGTGAAAGAAGACATACCCGGTCTATCAGTATCACTCATTATTAAAGAAGGTGGTGTTACAGGTTTTTTTCTTATAACAGTTACGTTTTCTTTTTTAACATCAGCATGATGAAATATAATGTCAACATCGTCTGCAAACGCAGTTGCTTCGTCATTTAGACCAAGATTTTCAACGCTAGTTATAGGAAGCAAATCATTATTAGGATCATTTACAAATAACTTAGTGTGCTTTGGGTCTATTAAATAACTATCAGCACTTTGTATAGACGAGTTTGTAAAACCATTAAAATTATTTTCTTCAATAATAGTACCTGCTATAGATCTTTCTATATTTATTTTCTTTGGCTCGTTGACACCATCTGACCAAAATATTAAGTTGTCTACTATATTAACTGAATTAGTTATTATATTTTCGTAATCAAATTCTAAAACTCTTTCAGGATGTACAGCTTTAACAACCATTGTTTCTGGATTTGATGTTAAGTCAGCCGTTTGTTCAAATCTTAATTTTAATTCATTTCCATCTATAGAAGCTATTTCTATACCACCTACATTACCATCTTCATCAGATAGTAAATTTTCAATACCACCACCAACAGCTTCTGATTGAATAAACAGCTTCATACCAACTCTATATTGATATCCATCAACGACAGTTATAGTATTCCAAGGTGTAGTAGTTCCGTTTGGTAAATTAGAAATAGTGGTAAAACAATTTATTCCTGTATCACCAGCTCCACTTATAAGAGGTTCTGTTATAGCATATCTATCTACAAATACAGGTTCAGAAAAGTCTTCTAAAGTACTGACTCTAACTATACTATCAACCCAAACTCTTCTACCACCTAAAGGAGCATTTTGCAAAATAGTAGCAACTTGTATACCTTGAGCAATGCTATTATTTAAAGCTGGTGGAGATGCTGCGAAAAAATAAACAAAATCATTTTTTTCATCAGCTTTTGTAGCTATTATTCTAGTGTTATCAGCAGGCAACTGGTAGTTTGTTGTATTAAAAACTTGACCTACAGCAGAGTTACCTTTTACATTTTGTGCCGTACCAGCATCACCTTCACCCTCGTTTCCAGTTGAGTCAGTTGTTCTAACTTGTATATTTTGTGCATCTCTATATTCACCGTTACGAACTAATCTTTCGTCAAGATCTTTGTTCATTTTACCGGCTGTAAATGTATGTTTAATTTCCGGCATAATTATTTAATTTGTTTACCCATACCTTTAAGTACTTGTGTAAATTCTTCTATTTTAATATTTGATAATCTTATTTTTGCTTTTCTAGTTTCGGCAAATTTTTCTTTTTTAAACCTCTGTATTATAAAAGGTGGTATATTAGACCTTGTAGATAATATTCCGTAAGCTATATGTTTATAACAAGCTTCTTCACAGAATTTATGTACAACCATTTCAGCGTCAGTACCTAAACCATCGCTAACGTAATGAAGCGTTATTGTTTCTCCAGCTAAATCTGAACTAAATTTTATTAAACCTCTTAATTGATCTATAAAAAAGCTACCATTCATTTGAGCAAACTGCGGTTCTAAACCATATCTTCTACCTTCAGCTGTTACTTCAGCATCGGTAACATAGTCAATATCATGTAATTGATAATCTACTGGAGTTTGGCTTTGAAAGTTTTCAGACGTATTACTAGGAACTTGCTCTGTTATTGTGTTGCCACCAAATCCACCATTTGTTAAAACTATACTATAATTTGAATCTACAGTAGTGTCATCAGTACCCGCAGACTGAAAGCCCTCTACAACACCAACCAATGTACTTGTTATTGTTGCACCAGTAAGAGTTGTTTGAGCTAGTGCTTGTGTTAAAACATCGGTGCTAAAAACTAGAGAGTTATTGTAAGTTACAGTAACCGTGTTTCCAGAAACAGAAGCTGTATGTTTTCCAAACAAATTTATTTGATCTGCTAATTTAATAGCAACTTCATTAGCACTATAAGACGCTCCTATAGAAGCTCCTGCTAAATCTACAAAAAAGTTAGGCCCAAGCTCTTCACCAGATGGTTCAACAGTATCAAGATTGTCACCGTCTGTATTAAATATAAAATAAACTTTATATAAACCCGTTGCTTCACCAGTAGTAAAGTCAATAGCACCACCACCTGCAGGCTGCATAAGCAATTGCAAATAATCACCATCAGTTATTTGAGAAGAGTCTGGAACTGTTAATGTTAAAACTCTTTTGTCATCAAACTGATAAACACCATCTGAGTCTTGAGTTATAGCAAACGGATCAGAAGTTTTTCTAGCGGGATATAAAACCCTTTCTATACCATCACTACCAATTCTAGCTAACTTAACATAGTTAACATAATCTTGTGGTAATATCATAGATAGTGTATTAGGCACTTCTATTTCTTGAGATTTAAAAGATTTTAAAACATCGTATGATAATTCTTGTACGGCACGCATAGCGTGAAACTGAACATCTGTTCTACTAACCTTGCTTATTATTTTACTTTCACCAACATATATATACATGAAGGCGTTTATAATACTTTCTAAAGTTACAAACTGATAATCACCATAATTAGCAGAATTACTAGAGTTATAATATTGACTTGGAGTTTGACTTAATAATCCCATAATTAACTATTTTGTTCTTGTTTTTTTAACTGTAAAGACAGTGCGCCTCCTTCAGATATATCTGGCTGCTTCATCATTACACCAGCTAGTATTAATATTCTTGCAACTAAATCTTCTTCTTCACTAACGTGTAATTCAAAGTCTTGTAAATCATTTGCAGCACCATTATATATTGCTTTATTAGAAACAACTATATATGGCCAGTTTGGTGGCTGTGGTCTTTTATAAAAGCTAACTACAAATGTTTCAGAGTCTAACACACCATCAGCAGGAGTTGAAGTATCAATATTAAGTGTATCAGTTGTCACGGCTGGCATGACATTTAAAAATGTGCCACCGTTCATATCTTGCCTAACAAAAACAGATCTATTTAATGTAGCTTTTGTTAATGGATTACCTTCAGTATTATGTATTTGACTTTTATTTATTGGAGCAACAACAGTTCCATTGCCCCTAGTTACTCTAACTAATTTGTGTATATTTAAAGCTGATATATCTAAGCCTGTTGAAGGCGATGGAGTAGCTGTTGTATTTGTATTTACAGCAACATTTATTGTTGTGTCTACAAGAAAAGGTTGTAATTTTTCTTCTAACATTTCTATTTCATCAGCATAAAGCATTTGATTTTTCATTTTTGTTTCAGCCATTTTTATTCCATGGAAATAATTATTATATATTTCCATTTGAGCTTTATCAGCAAATAAATTAAATTCTTGAGGTGTTATATAACCTCTTTGCTCTTTATTAGCTATTGCTAAAACTTTTTGATACACTCTGTTTATTTCTACTGCCATTTGTTTCTATTTTACTATAATATAGTTACATAATAAAGTGAAAGGTTAGCCTCAAATAAAAATAGCCACCCGTTGAGGTGGCTATTAATATTAAGTTAAAAGATATTAATTAAGTCTTTTTTCTATATTTTGATATATCTCCATACCTTCATCAGTTTTAAACCAATGAGCTAGAGCGGTATATGGATGCTCATCAAAAGGAACTGTCATAATTTTTCTACCAGTAGTTCCCCACTCAAAGTGTCTTTGATCTTGTGATAATCTTATTATGTTGCTTTCCACAGCTTTAATACCAAAGTTTCTAAGCTGAACATTATCGTCGTTCGCTAATTCTAAGAATAAACTAGGATTATTTCTAGCAAACAGTAGTAAATCTCTTTTAAGTTCTTTAGAACTCATTTCATTTACTTCTGATCCCTTTTCTACTCTCATTATAGCTTCAGCTAAATCAATATCAATTTGTCTCGCCATTAGTATAGCATCGGCTTCTAACTCTAAAACTTCAATTTCGTTTTGAGCAACTTCAACCGGCTTGTACTCGTAAAATATACTACCGTTGTGAGGATGATATAAAGATAAAAATTTTTGCAATGTAGCTTTTTCTTTTGGTACATATAAACTTCCGCTTCTAAAAACAATATGCTCTAATCTTTGATCGCCTTTCATTTCATCAACAAAACACGTTCTTTGGTTTTGACAATACTTTATTTCTCTTTCGTAACCTTTTTCTTCATCAAACCAAAATAAATTAGAAGTTCTTATAGAATATGATAAAGGTTTTTTTCTTCCTTTTAAATAATAAACTCTATCTTTTATTTCCCAATTATTTTTTAGTTTAGCTTTTATTTTAGGAGCTTCAACCTTATGTTGTTCTTTTACAACCGGCTGTTCTTCAACAGCAACTGTTTCTTCAACTATAGGCTCCTCAACCTTAGTTGTTTGTTTTTTCTTTGCCATAATATAATATAATAAAAATTAAAAAAAAATATAAGGGCGATACTAGACCGCCCTTATAAATAAATAGTCTTACTTCATCAACATAAAGTTGTTAGCACCTTGAGTAACTAAACATCTTTCAGTTAAGAAGTGTAACTGCATTGCATCAAGTGCTGATGTAGCAGCTCCAACAGAACCAGTGACCCAAGTCTTCATTCTTCGATCATCAGTTGCAGAAGCTCTATATCTAACGTGTAAGAACGGTCGCTTTAGGTTTTTACCTAATTGCTGATCGTACACAGTAGATGTACCAGCTGGAATCATAACACCTCTAATAGCTTCAGCGCCAGCAGCATCATTAATACTTCCTCTTGTAGCTTTATCATTTAGGTATCTAAAGTCAGACTTGTAGAAGTCGTAAGAACCTCTTCGGAAACCTGAAAAACCTAAATTTAATGCCATATCTTCGTCGTTGTCAAACACTCCATATGAAGTACCTCCAGCTCCGTAAGAGTTCATTGAAGCAAGCATATCATCAATACCTAAGCTAGTTGCACGATTAACAAACATCATGTATTCTTCAATAGCACCTTGTTTGTCAAACTCAGCTAATATAGCGTCGAACTCAGCTAAATCAGTAGCAGCGTTAATACCAGTAACACCAGTAGTAATATTACCTCTGTCTTCGATAGCATCAAATAAACCTTGAGTACCAACATTACCAGCACCTGCAGCAGAACCTGTAATAACGTTTGATCCGTCAGCTAAAGATCCAGCATCATTTTTCTTTGATTCAAGCATAGCCATTTCAATGTAATCATTGAATCTAGCTCTTGTATCAGCTTCTGCTTTTAAATACCAAAGATATCCACCTTGTCCTGATTCAGAAGTTACTTCTACCCAACCAATTCTAGAAGAATCTGATCCAGATACTTCGTAGTAATCTTTCATAATAATCGGCTTGTTAGTAAAAGTTTTAAAGTCAGGCTCGTTAGCACCTCTTGAATCAGATTGATTTTCAGACGTACCACCTTCCATGTATCTTGATCCTTTACCAAACTCAGAACCATATACTAATATAGTACACGATTTTTCAGCGTTTGAATCAGCTACTAAACCATTCGCTGTATCATAAGCAGTAATACTAATAAATTGATTAGTTCTTCCAACAACTAAACATTTAAAAACTCCAGCAGAGTTAGCAACGATAACAGTGTCGTTAACTCTAATACCATGCTTTGTAGCATCGAAGTCAGTTGTTTCATCAATATCATGAGTTATTGTTAATTTAGTAGTAGCGCCAGTACCAGCATTATCACCTTGGTTAGTATCACCTGTAGCTATTTTACCTTTATAAGAAAGGTGTAGTCTACCTTGTTCAGACCATACAACTTGATCAGATGTCATAGCCTCTTCTGCACCGACTTGTGATAAGAAACCAGAAATTGTTCTTGGTCCGAAAACCTCAGCTTCTTGTTCCATTAAGTCTGGCAGGTATTGTTGTCTCCAGTCGTTAGTGGAGCTTGTAAAATCTAAATAATTTGAAGCGAACGTTTGCTTTTGTGGAGCAGGCACGCTATTCAAATTATCACCAGGATTAATTGCCATAATATATTTTTTTTAAATTGTTAATTTTTCTTTCTAATTTTAAAAGATCTATTTTTAATATCAGAAGAAGAATCACCTAGCACCTTATACTTAACGCCCCCAACGTTAACTTCGCCGTGTGTTTTTCTAGGTTCTAAGTTAATATTTTTATCTTTAGCAACTCTATCTTTTATAGCATCAGCCTTACCTTGCTCATAAAAATGTTTAGCAATAGCATCAGCGTTCATAGCTGTAAATAAAGACTTATGATAACCTGCAGCGTCTTCAATAGTTTTTTTATCTTCGCCAACGAACTTGTTGACAAAATTATTAAGATCGCTTTGTGTTGTCTTGACCTTATCAACATCTTTAACATTAAATCTATATCTTTTTTCTCCAACATTATATTCAAAACCTTTGAACTGGTCGTTAAAAAAATTATTAGTTTTATTTAAAAATGTTCTTTTGTTTGCTTCAGATACCTTCTTTTGATTTTCTTGATCTTTATTGTATCTATTAAAAAAATCTACAGCCTTCTGCTGCTCACTAGTGAGTTTACTTCCGGCTTTAATTTCTTCATAGTATTTAGACTTTTGCCCGTCTAAATAGGCTCTAGCCTCGGCAACTTGCTCTTTGAGGGCTATTTCTTTTTTACGCTTAGTTCTTTCATCATCTAATTCTTCATCAATACCAAACATATCTTCCATTAAGAAACTTCGCTCTTCATTATTTAAATGAGATTTAGTAATCTTATAGTACTCGTTTAAAACATCGGTATCATCTAATTTAGATATATCTCTATTTAAATTAACGTAATCTTGTATATCACCACCGGTTTCATCCATAAAATCTACAAGCTTTTGTATGTTTTCTGGTAGTGGTTTACCTGTTTGTTCAGCTTCTTCAACAGCTTCTTCAACAGCTTCTTCTACTTCTTCAACTGTTTTGTTTTCAATATCCTCTTCTACAACTTCCTCTATAATTGGAACTTCTTCTACTTCTTCTACAGGTTTTGTTTCTTCTTTTTCTTCTTTAACTTCTTCTACAACCTCTTCTTTATCTAAAGGCGGTGGTGCGTCTAAATCAACTTTAGTAACAGTTGGATCATCAGCACTCATAAACTTTGATTTAAATTTACCGTCTTCACTTCTGGGTTGAGTTGTTTTTTCGTCTGCAACTTCTTCAACTAGTTGCTCAGTTGTTTCTTCAACAACTTCTTTATTTTCTTCTGCCATAATAAAATTTTATAAAATATTAAATATTAAAGGTCGAACCTATTTAAGTTCGCTCCTCCTGTAAGTATATCATTACCTGATGATTCAAATTTATTAAACGAATCACCCTGCTTTCTTTGCTGTATCATTTCTTTTTGATGCATAGCTTGCTGATCTACTCTTTTGTCTTTTCTATCTTCTCTTTCAGTTTCACTTTGTTTTCTAGTTTGTAATTCTAATTGTTTCATCCTAGAATTTAAATCAAACTCAAACTGCATTAATTCTTTTTTAGCATTAACTTCGTTTTCTAAAAACTGAGCTTGAAGTTGATTTTTAGTTTGCTCTAACTGAGCTTCAGCTTGAGACTTTGTTTGTATCTTCTGCATTTCCATTTGCGCTGCCGCTTGCTGTGACTGTTGATTAGCTTGAGCTTGAGCTTGTATGTTTTGTTGTTGTATTGCTTGATCTCTTTCTATTTTCTTTTTTCTTTTGACTTTAAGTAATTGATTTGCTAACTTAATATTTCTAACTTCTCTTAAATCTATAGCATCATCAATATCTAAAGTTTTTTGTTGCAACGCCATTTGTATATTATTTTCTAATATAGCTTTTTCTTCTTCGTCTGGTAATAATTCTATAAATATACCAAAGTCATGAAGATATAATTCTTTTAACTCTTCTAACGTAGCAACATTATGTGCACCAATAGAATTTATAAAAGCGTGTTTTGTTGGAGAGTACTCAACTATATCAGCTATTCGTAAAGATAAACACTCAGCGGCTTCAGCGGTTAAAAACAACATTGATTGTAGTATGTGTCTTGTCGCTGTATTAGAGTTTGCTGCTGCTAATTTTTGCACACCAACTAAAGCGTTTTTATCTGGCAAGCTACCGTCTCTAGCCTCATTCAAACCAGTTACATCTCTAATCATTTGCATGTAGTAGTTGTAAGTAGTTATTAAACTTTGTATCTTACCACCATTAACATTATTATTTATTTGTTGTATCGGCACTTTACCAGGATTCATATCACCATCTTGAGTAAAGCTTCTACCTATAACGCTACCAGTTTGAAAGAACATGTTTAAAGCTTCTTGCGGATTATAGTTTGTTCCATTACCTAAATCTATTTCAGCTAAACCATCAGCGTCTAAGTAAACACCGTCTGGCACCATACGCGCCATTACTTGTTGTAGCTTTAAATGCGTTAGCTGTATCATGTCAGCAAAGCTAGTTATTCTACCAACAATAGACTCTATTCTGTCTTCATACATACGAGGAGCTGTTATTTGATAGTTCATTTTAACACTACCAAAATTAGAATCAGACCTCATCATATTAGGACACATTCTCCACTCTAACAACTTATCACATCCTAAAACATAAACACCTTCATATAGAGTTTCAATAACTCTTTCAAGCTTTCTATACTCACCATCCATGCTAGCTGGCGGATTAAATCCATCGTCTTTTTCTATAACTTTTTCCCCACCAGCAGCTGTTGTTTTTAATTTATAAACATTATTCATATGTGTTTTAAAATTAAAATACAAAACCTCTATTTTATTTCTATCAGTATCGTAGTTTCTTGATGGTGTCTTATAATTGTTGCCTCCAGATTTACTAACTATTTCTTCTATCTCTTCTTCACTTAAACCTGGAAATTGTTTTACGAGCTCATTAATAGGTATTTGTTTTACCTCACCCACATAGTATATATCATCAAAATAAGGAGAGTCAGTATGTGAATAAACAATATCTGCTGGGTCTACATATTTAATTCTAGCACCATCGCTAAAATCAAAAGTTGTTTTAGTAGCAGCTATACCTAAAACAGTTAAATCATACAAGCATCTTCTTCTTACTAAATCATAATCACTAGCCTCCATTAAAGTATTTATAGCTTGTTCCTCTGCTATTTCAACTGCTTGCTTATAATTTAATTGCATATGTAAAGCTAGTTCTTCTTCCGTATCAGGTAGAGTTTCTGGATTATTTTCGTTTAACTCTATACCAAATAAATCTTTAGCACTTTTATCAAACTCTCTAGCTCTCATGTCTCTAAGCATTGACTCCATGTATTCTGTTCGCTTGCTAATACCAAACTCATCTTGAGAAAATGCGCTTATTTCGTAATTTCTTTGAGCCATACCATTTACTACTATATCAACAAACTTAGATATAACAGGTACTGGTTTCCAGTCTAAATTTAAATAAGATAAATCACCGTTTATAGATAACTCATTTTTATATTTTTGTATTGGTTGTTCGCCTCTAGCGTACAGTCTTAATCTATGAAAATTATTTTTAGTATTATCATATTTAGATGTAGTACCTGAGAACCACTCGTGCTTTATAGCTTTTGCTACCTTTAAACCGTATTCTTCACTTAGCTTTTCCATGTCGCTAACTGCTTGCGACGGAAAGTATATAGAGTAATCTGATATCATATTTTATTCTTAATTATCTTTGATGTAATTCCTTTATTATTAAATTTAGATATATTTAAATTTAACGGTTGTCTTTTTTGTTTTGGATTAGGTCGATATAAATGTCTATTACAAGCCATTACAGCTAAGCCAGAACTTATTGAGGCATCATGTTTTGTTCTTCTATTTATATCAAACTTAGACCAATCGTTTAACGTATTATTAAAATACATAGTTCCATAAGTTCCATCCTGCAATAATCCAACATGGTCATTGATATACATTTCAATAGCAGCTGCATGAGCTTGCTTTATATCTTCACTAGAGTTTGGTATACCACCTACTTCTTTTTCAGACGCTGAAAGCTTGTTCCATATTTTATCTGGCCTATTCATACTAAAGCTTCTATAACCTCTTCTACGTAAATAGTATAATAATCTTGGTTTATTATTTTCTGCAAGTATTGGCATACCGTAAAATACTAATGCCATTAAAACATCTTCAAAAAATATTTCAGCCGTCTGTGGTCTTGCTATATATTCTAAAAAGAAAGTATTAGCTGGAGCATCTTCCATTGAAAACTTAGTTAAACCGTGCAAGGCACCTTTCGACCCTTTGTTGTCTACAGTTCCAGATATATCGTATGAGTCACAACCAAAAGCTCCAACGTGTTCATTGCCAGGATATTTAACTCCATTTTTTATTACTACATTATTTTGTAGCTTAGAGTTAGGTACCCAGCTTATATTAAATCTACCTCCAGGATCTGGATTAAAAATAACTCTTGTATCTTTAACACCATTAACCCATTGAAAGTTTCCAATTGTAACTACAGAAGAACTTCTGTTACCTTCGTTATAATCTATTTGCTCGTATATTTTTATAAGATTAAATAAACTATTTTTAGTTTCATCTCTAAACGCGTGCTCTTCAGTTCTTGGAAACTGGCGATAAAATTCGTTTAAAGCGTCTTGATCTTCTTTTAAGCCTTCAGCTTCATTTTCCCAATGGTCTATTACGCCATAATCTATTTCTATTCCTTGTGGATCAAGTGCTGGTTTTTTAGGAGTATTGAAAACAGGCTGCCCGTATTCGTCAATGAATCCTTCGTAATTCCATTCCATAGGAATAAACAAAGAATATAATCCAGACTTAGTTTGTCCGTTTTTGTTTCGCTTTGTAACATCTGAGTCATTGTATAGATTTTTAAAATTATCACCACCTTTCTCTAATGAATTACTAGTACTACCCATCATGCACTTACCAACAACTCTACTACCTAAACGTAAACAAGTTTTTGTAACTCTCCAGTTATTTTTTATATTATCAGGCCTTTCCCACTTACCGCTTTCATCGTGTACTAGTAAGTTTAACTTTTCACCATCATAACTATTGTCACCTGTATTCTTCCAGTCTATAGTTGTATCAAGCCCTTCAACATCATCCATCTCTTCACGCTCACGTATTTTTTTACGTGTAAACTTTTTAGCTGGCACTCTATATGCGAGTTCGGACTTTGGCCGGTCCATACCGTCCTGTATTGGTTTGAAGAAGAAGGGATAATTTAAACTAATAGGTACTACTTTGTCTGTAAACATTTTCTTTGCATCAGCACCAGTCTTAGATAATATACCAAATCTACTATCACTAGCAAGTGTTGCTAAATTAACAGTTTCAGCTGAACTCATAAATGAAAAACCTGATCGCCTATTTTTTAAATAGCACATACCGTAGCATCTACTATCAGCTTTACAAGCCTCCCAAAATATATAGAATAATCTGTTTGCTTCTCTATAATCAGGTGCGCCTACATCTATTTTACTCCATTGTAAATACATATAATGTGTGCCTGTTATGTAAGTTGGCTTACCGTTATTCATAAACCAAAAGCCTTCCTCTCTTCTTTTGAACTCTTCGTCTATATAGCCGTAGTGCTCTTCTTTAAAATCAAGTGGATAATCTTGCCAATCAAATACTGTTTTAATTTTTTTAAACTCAGGTTTAGCTGGAAACTGTTTCCACTTTTGTTCTGATTTTATTTCGCTACAAGTATATATTTTTTTAGGCTGTTTAGGTAAGGCTATGTGTAAGCCTTGTATTTCTATAACATCACCTATCATACCAGTTTTAGATATAACAACTACATTGTTTTCTTTATTATATCCATACTCCCACTTCTTGCTTTTGTTTAGCCTCTTAACAGTGTTCAGCCTTATTGGTTCTACTATTTTATATAAGCTTTGTTCGTACTTCATTTTGATCTACCTTCTGCAAAACCTTTAAATGTAGTTTCTTTTTTTTCTTCAACTTTACCTTCAAGTATATTCTCTTCTTCGTTTATACGGTTCAGTATTTCAAACGCATCGAATATAGCTAGCTTCTTTGTAGCAGCTGCATTTTTTAATCTATCAGCTGATATATCGTCATCGCTATCAACAATAGGTTCTTTAGCAACTTTAATAAGTTCTTCAACTGCTTTCTGCCCAGCTTGGATTATACTCTTCTTCGTTTCCTTTATATTCATATTTAATTGTAATAAATTTATTCATAACTCTATATAATCTTTCTCCATTTATAACGAACTCATATTCACTATTAGGCGTAAACCCAACTAAGTCACCAATGTTATAAACACCATCTGTATATTTTATTATACCAACTAATGGCTGCTCTGCATTACTGCTTAGTTTATTATTTGATTTTATAGGTTTAACAAAACTATAACCAGGCATAGTTTTATTATTGTATAAATATATTTGATCTTGTGATATTATATATTTATCTTCTTTCCAATACGATCTACTATTACGTTCTCTACCTTTAACATCTGTCCATCTTCTAAATATATTATGATGCACTATTACTTCATCACCTACGTTAACAGGTGATTGAAACAATAGTGGAGTGGCGATAACTTTTGCTTTTCTATTTATATATTGGTGATTAAATATTTCAGTATTAAGTATTAGTTCTTTGTCGTCAACTCGTGAAACATTATTATAACGCTCGCCAATAGGAGACACAATAAAATCTTTATAAGCATTCATTAATATTCTAGATTATACTCAACTGATATAGCCATATTTTTATTAAAGTCTTTCCAAGGTATAACGACCTTTTCTTTTTTAATATATACACAGTACTTATCTTCTTCTTCTATTATGTCACAAATTTTATGACCACCATAAACCTCTTGATCAACAGCATAGTGCATTGAATCATTTTTGTAATCTTTGCCTATAGTAATTTTTCTTATAATATTATTTTTCATCCTTAGGCCAGTTAATTTTTCCATCAGCTATGTTAACATCAAAAGTACCATATTCTTTTGAAAGTTTTTCTTGCATATCAACAACGTTCTTTTGTCCTAATCCTAACTCATGCAATAGATTATGCTTTTGCCCTTCAAGCTGTCCTATTTTAAATTGAAGATTATTAATAACACCTACTATTTCTTGTAGTTCTTTTAAGTGTTCATCTGATATCTTGTCAACCTTAGGTTTAAGGTCAACTACTTTTTCTTTTTTTCCCATGATTTTATTTAATTTAATTATTATTTATATTAGCAAGGAAGTATAGGACCTACAACCACACCTCTTTCATTTATCTCTATTGTAAAACCTCTACCACGATCATCTTGAAACTGTATATAACCAGGTCCAAATCTGTTGTCACCTCTTGCTCTTTTTTCTCTATAAACTATTTCACCTGCTCTTGGTATAGGATTACGACCATTGTGATAATACGTTATATTAATATCTCTTAATCTACAAGCATCTCTTTGCTCTGTAGCCAACGCAGAACCAGTAAATGATAAGTATCTTTTTGCTGTTCTAACTTCTCTAACTCTTTTTATTATTTCGGGCTTTGACTTTCCTTTAGCCTTACCCATACCCATATTATTACCTAATCCCATTATTTACCAAAGTAACATATAACACCTTTATCAGTTTCAGTTTGAAAAGCTGTCCATCTACCATATATAGTGGTTCCAGCTGGAAAAGATTGACCTTCAGCTGATAAACCTCCAGCTCCATGAGTTTCGTCTATAAATATTAAAGCTTCACCACTACTTGTTATAGCCGTGTCTAGTTGAACTTTATCTACACCATCCCAAGAAACTACTTTAACACCAGCTTTATGAGGACCATTATATACTGGAAGTGGAGTTTGAGCTGTATCAATCGCTAAAGCTGTACTACCATTTTCTGTAGCAGCTGGATCTACTAATAAAGCGTATTGGCCTTTTCTAATTAAGCTAGTATCAGAAGGAGGATTAGTTAGTGTTATATCAGTAAAAGCTGCATGAGTAGCGTTACTTATAGCACTACCACACGCGCCAGCAAAGTTTACGTTACTAGTTATAGTTTCCTCAAAATCTTCTACGTCTTTAGCTGTTGTACCTGTTATACCAACAAATCCAGGACCACCTTCATCTAAACGCTCTGGCGTCATTATAACTGGTGTTGTGTCTGCAGCTGTATGTAAAAAAGTAATAGCTACTATAACGTGATCTTTTGGAGGTATAATTGGTTGAGCTTTATCTGAATAAGCACTACCTAGTTGTCCGAAGTCATAAGCTACTCCTGTTGAATTTATTCCCATAATTATTTTTTATTTATTTGTTCATTTTTTTTTGACGAGCCTCCAAAGAAGAAGTCGACAACCGTATTAACTTTAGCACTCATCGCGCCGAATATTGTTGAGATGAAACTAATTTCAAACTCACCTAAGTTTATGTCTTTCATTACAAAAAACTTAAACATCATAAAGCTTAGTCCAAAGTACGCTGCCGTAAATAACGTTGCAAGTACTTTTTGAATAAGAGCATCGTCTTTATACATATCACGTGCGCTCTTTCTGTCTTCGACTTCTTTGTTGAAAGCTTCGGTTTCGGCTTCAAGTAATAACCGTCTAAGAGCGAGCTTCGCTTCATCTCTTTCTTTGTCTGTTGTAATAACTTTGTCAAGTATTCCTTCCGCATTGTCTACTACTTTGCCGAATAAGCCACCTATAAATTTTCCTATCATCGTTCATTATCTTTTATCATATCATCGATAGACTTATTCATTACCTTATCGGTGTATGATTTGTTATTAAAAAACACATTTG